GACCGATGGTGTGGCTTGGACGTAGTTCGTGAAGTTAGAAACGTTCTCGACGGTGTCGTAAGCGTTCAGCCAGTAGTAATACGTCGTCCCGATGTCTACGTCCGTGTCCACGAATCGCGACGCGCGGACCTCGGCGATCTTGCTTGTGATCGAGGTCTCGGGAGTCACTGCGGTCGTCCTTCGGTAAATGCCATATTCCGAAAAGTCAGGCTCGGTGTTGTCGTTCCAGTCGAGGGAGACGGCGCGGCCGGTGCCGACTACGGCGTTGAGTCCGGTCGGGATGCTGGGGGCGGTGGTGTCCTTGGCGACGGTGATCGTTCCGCTGAGGTAACTCGTGGAAATGCGGAAATAGCTTTCGCCGTAAATTCGCACGTTGTAGTTCGTGCCGATCTTCACGTCCGAGCTGATGAAGTCCTCAGTCTGCGCCCCTTCGAGGCGGCTCCATGTCAGATAAGTAGTGCTGGCGCTCGGCTTGTATTCGATGACGACAGCGCCGCCAGACTCGATGAAGCCGGCCGCCGGCGGGGTCCACGCAACCCTGATTCGCGGAATGACTGTGCCGTCTAGTTGAATGAACTGCGTCGTGCCGTCTGCGGTCAGGGAAAGATTTGTCGGAGCCGCAATCGTGAATGGATTTGGCAGCGTCGTGTTCAGCGCGCCTGCCGTGTAGATTTCATCCGTTACGTTCCACGAATAGACCGACGAGTCGGTTTCTCGCAGCGTCATGTCCACGAAGACCTCGGGCGGATTTCCGCCGCTCGCAAAGTTCCATTCCATCACCTCGAAAACCTTGGATGAAAACCCGAGCTTGGAGTTCGTGATCATCACGGTATCGCCCGCGCGCACCTGCATCGCCTCTAGTCGGAAGCGCGCAGACATCGTGATTTCCTCGCGAGCGCGGCGAAGCTCGATGACCGCGAGACGCTGCGCGCAAGACGAGGAGGTCGTGAATGGCAGCACCACGTCGCGGAAAAAGACGCTGCCGTTGTCGTCAGAAACATAGGTCGCGTCCGTGATCGTAGGAAAGTCCGTCACCTGCCAGTTGTTGATTTCGCTCAGGTAAACACCCTTGACCGAGTTCACGCGGTCGCGAGCGCTGGTGCGTGTCTGCACGCTTATTGGCCCCACGAAATGCTTCTCGCTGAACGTCACGGTCGGGATGCGATAGGCCGCAGCGTAAGGCGCGATCTTGCCGCCGGTGTAGGCGATCAGACCGCCCATTGCCGAAAGCAACTTGCCGATGTTCTCGTCCGGTGACGCGCTGGTCGAGACGACGCCGTTCGCCTCGTATCTATTTTCCTCGGTCGCTGGACTCGTCACCGGCTTAATCTCCACGTTCTCGTCGCAGATGTTTGCCGCCGCCCCAAAAGCCGTGTCATCCATCTCCGCAGTCGTCATGCCCATGCCGAGCGAGGCGCTTGTCAGGTAGTCGCGCAAGCAGAGCGCGGCGTTGGCCGAATAAACCGTCTGCGAGTTGCGAGGGTCAAAGACCTTTTTGCCCCGCACGACCGCGCTGATGTTCGGGATGCCGCTTGGGTATTTCTCGGCGTCCCATGTCAGGCGGACGTAGAGGTAGGCGATGCCAGAGAGCTTGTGATCCGATGTCCATTTGCCGTCCGTCAGATTGACCGTAGCGTCAATCAAATCTTGGTCGGCGGTGTCGTTCGGCACTCCGCGCTTTTTATTGATGAGCGCCACCCCAGAGTAAAATCCGGTCGGCAGATTTCCAGATAACGGCACCTCTTCGTCGTTAAAATAAATCTCGTCGATGGCCTCGACCTCGTGGCCGGCCAGAGCGACGACGAGGTGGAGGTATTCGTTTTTCGTCCCTGTCGTGGAAATGTAAACGATCGTCCCGCTGACTCGGCAGCGACCGTAAATTATTGAGCGAGCCGAGATCGGAGAGCGCACGAGCTGCCCGCGCTCCGAAAGCGAGGAGTCGGAAAAGCTCGGCATCTTCGGCGCGAGCAGCTTCGACGCGGCCATTGACGCGGCGGTGACAGCGATGAATTGCACCGTGGCGGCGACCATCGCCAGAGCTTGGGAGGTAATGTAAAACCCAGCCGCCTTGAACGCGGAAGCAATGGCGGATGCTATCAATACTTGTGGCATGGTTAAAATCTCCAGACTCTAGCGTTCGGGAATGGCACGAATTGCAGTCCATCACGAGCGAGGAAAGCCGCGACGCTGCCGATGCAGATGCCCAGCGCGACGCCGTCGCCTCCGTCCTGCGCGACGAGATCACCGCGACGAGCAAGCGCGGTCGCGACCTTCATCCCTCCAGCTTGATCGACAAGCCGCTCGATCCCGCCGCCTCGATTGAGTGCTCGATGCGCCGAGAGCGCGCTTGCGTATTGCCCGCGCCATTGCGCGGCGATGTCGCGGCTGGTTGCAATCTGCACCCAGTCCGCCGCGAAGAGGCAGCAATCATTCGACCCCCACGCGAAAGCCTCGTGGCGCTTGCGCTCAATGTAAGCCGTAAGCAGGTCCGGCCAGTTGTTGCAGCGCGTAGCCATGTTTATTCGTAGCCGGTGCGCTCGCTCTCGCCTCCACCTTCGTTGATCGGCGCGACGAGCTTGGCGTTGCCCCAGTAAATTTGCTTTTCCTGAATCGCGGTGACGAACTCAAGACCCTTGTCGGACGGGAAAAGGTTTTTCTGCTCTTGATCGGTGTAGCGCACTTCACGCGGCCGACGGAAGTCCACGAGCTTGTTCTCGGCGGTCATGCCGATCGTCGCGTTTTGTCCGTCGTCGTTGATGCTCATCACGTCCATCCGCCCCGAGAAGATCGTGACCGGTGACGACACGAGTGCGCCGCTGGCCTGAAGTGCTCCAAAGAGAATCGAGCACTCCCTGCCTTGATAATTTTCCGTGAGCGCAACGGCCAGCATCGCCGTGGGAACGCCCGAGAGCTGCATGGAAATGCCGCGCGCCGCGAGGTCCGTTGTTTCCTCTACCGGCGAGATCGAGCCGAGCGTGCCGATCCCCAGATACGCGGTGCTGCCAACCGTGATCGTGCCGTAGCCGGTCCAGATATGCACTGGCGTCGCGAAGGAAAGCGAGGCGAGCAGGATGGGCGAGAGCTGCGATGCGCTCACCTCCGTCACCATGTCGTTAGTGAGTCCGCGTCCTGCTGTGGTTATGCTCATGTCTCGACGTCCTCGACGATTGAAAAGCTGATGCCGTAAACGCTCGCCAATTCTATTGACCACTCCGTCGTCGGTTGCGCGAGGCGGAAGACGCCTTTTGCGTTAGTCTTCACGATTGCCGTCGTGGCTGCGTAACTTTTGCGCAGGACCGGAAAGACATCGACGATTAAGCCCGTGCCATCCGCTTTGATGACCTTGTAAAGCGACGTGGAGATTTGCAGCCAGTCGCCGACCGCGAATGACCCCGAGCCGCCGGTGTTAATCATCGTCAGCGTCGTGCTATTTGCCGTCGCGCTTGAGACCGTAAGAGTGCCGGTGATTGCACCGCGCGGATTTGCGTTTGCGTAGTCCTGAAAAAGAAACGTGCCGCGTTGCGCCGACAGCAGGAAAGCCAGCATCGTCTCGGCATCCGCGCGAGTCATCGGCGGACAATCCACCGAGCCTAGCCACGCTTGGCCCGCGTGGTTGTATTGCTGCGTTTGCAGGGTGAACGGCGACGTATTGCGCGACACCGCCGAGACGCCCGTGAGCGACAAGCGCGAGAGGTAGAACGGATCGGGCGGCGTGAGTGGGTAGGTGATAGCCATGACGGTTAAGCAAACGCCGCGCGGTAGCCGCCACCGCGCCGCACCATGTCGGGAATCTCGGCCTTGAGGCGCCGCCGCTCTTGTTCGAGGATTGGCACAAGCTCGGCGCGCGAGACGCCGGCCGCGATGTTGTAGTTGACCGTGACGCCGCCAGCGGATCCGCCGCTGCTGCCCATTGCGCCGTTCGGCACGATGCTGCCCGAGGAGCTGGGAACGAATAGCTCGGGGCCTTTTTCGCCGACGACGTAGGCGCTGCCTGCGCCGACGGGTCCGCCCTCGGCGCGCAAGCCTGCGAATAGCGCGTCACCGATTCCCTTGGCAAGCGGTGCGGTGATTTGCTGGCGGAAGACAAGGCGAAGCAAATCTTGCCCGAGAGCGCGCACGACCTCGCCAAGTTTTTGGCCGCTGAGGATTGCGTCCTCGAAGCCTTGGGCTATCATTGCGCCAGCGTCTTCGCTTATTTGCGCGAGCTGGGACATTGCAGGAATCGTTTTGTTTGCCTCTTCGTTCGCAGCGCTCAAGCGGGAAGTCATGTCCTCAATCGGACCAATAGCAGAGGAGTATGCTGCCGCCGCGATTCCCACCGCTTTCGCTGCATCATCCACGCTCATGCCGTGTTTCTCTTCAAACAAAGTGATGCGATCGAGTTCCTCCATGTAGATTTCCATCGGGCTACGCAGTGATTTAATCAACGCGTGGTATTCTTCGATGCTTTGATTGCTGCGATTTTGTGCGTCAGCGTTTGCCGCTGATAAGCGGGCGGTTCTGTCGCCTGCTTGAGCAACTTGCTCCATCGCCCTTTGGTTTTCCTCGGCGTTCTCCCTTACTCTTTCGTTCGTATTAGTTAAATCAATTCCTTGTTGTATTTTGAATTTTGCAACTTCAAGCGCGGAGTAAGCGGCAGAGAGCTTTTTTACTTCTGCGGCCTGTTCGATTGTCCCTTGCGGCGTCCTGAGTGTTTTTGTCGTTACTTTAAAACTAGGGTCGATCGTCGTTTGAGTTGTTACTTTATCGGCTACCTTCGGACGCAATACCGCTAGTTGTTGCGCAATCTCAAGTCGCTGTTTTTCAAGTTCAACAAGTTGTTTTTGCGGCGACATGGCATCGAACGCGGCGCGCGCATAGATTTCCGCAACTTCTAGCGCCGATTCCTTCATGATCTTTTTTATCTCCTCAAACTGCGTCATGAATTTGGCAATGGATTCGATGGCTTTATCGAGAACGCTAGTGAGCGAAAACCCCAGCGCCGCCGCAAACCCAGCGCCAAGCGCGCGCGGGTCGAAGGCTTTTTTCATGAATCCAGCCGCCGCCTCAGAACCTTTTTGCAACTTCGCGAGCGAGTTCTGCACCGCCGCAAACGCCGCCTTCGTCGCATCGACCGCTTTAAGTGTGAATGATGCTTCAGCCATGGTGCTTTAATTTCCGGTTTTGGTGCTCTATGTAAACGAGCCAGCCGTTAAGTTCCTGCGCTGGCATGGCGAGCACTTCGCTTGCGAATTTGCCGAGACGGTCCGCGAGAGCATACACGGCGAGGAAGTCGGCGGCCTCCCCGCCGTGAATCAGTTTTTTAGGTCGTCAGGCCTCGGTGCATTGTCCGCGAGAATCGCGTTGGCGATGCGGCCCACGACGTTGCTGTCGGCCTTGTTCAGGAGCGTCGGCTTGTGCTCGATCGTGAACAGCTTCGCGCCGTGCTCGTCGGTCGCTTTCATTATCAAAATGTCCACGAGCAACTCCATGTCGTTCTCTTTGCTGCGCCGATAAAGCCGGTTCTTTTCGCCGAGCGTGACCGGCGATGCGTGGACGACGAGCTTCCATTCGGGCACGTCGATCTTGCGCGTGCCGAGTGAGGCGAAGTGTTCTCTGACGAGGTCGATTGCTTCCATGTTGTGTGTGTTTTTCTGTTACAAAATTAAACGCTCGTCACTGTCAGCACCCCATTTCCCTCGAAGGAAATCGCTCCCTCTACGAGGCCGTCAAAACTGGCGGAAATGTCGAATTTGGTCACGATGGCCGAGCCTGTGTAATACACATCGCCAGTAGTTGCGCCCTCTGGGTAGAGGTTGAGCGTGACCGAACTGCCGATGGTGATCAGAAGTTGACCGGCGTCGGTCTCATCCCAGTAGAGATCACCCGAGGCAGACCATGTTTTCATCGTCGCAAGTCGCGTGCGGTAGGTGTCGCCGATGACGGAATCCTCGACCGTGTCCGAGGAGTGGCTGAGCGAGTAATTGCGCAGCTCGCCGATAGTGGTGCTGGAGATTTTGACGAGACCTTCTCGCCCGAGGTGATTTGCCATGTTAGTCGGTGGTTAGATAGATGCAGTTGAAAGTATGCCGAGCCGTGCCGAAGCGCCTGTCCTCGTCGGGCTCGATCACATAGTCGACACTCGTCAAATGAAGATCGCGGCATTGCCCGCCGAGCGTCACGTCAGCCAAGACTGCGGCCTCCACCGCCGCGCTGCCGGTGTCGAAAAGGTCGTCGATCAGATAGGTTCCGCTCTCGGCGATGAAGTAATCGACCACGAGCTGAAGCTGCCGGTATTGCGTGCGGTTGCTTGGCCCGAGCGTTCGCACCTCGATCTGCTCGCTGACCGCGTAGATGGCGGCGGCGGGAAAGCTGATGCTGGCAATCGT